TGACAATAGGTGCAGGTTTATCAGCATATTATGCTCTTAAGCAGGAACTAGGGAAGTTGAAAGGGAAAGTAGATAAACTCGCAAGTGATATGGACTCCCTAGAAACAGATCTTATGGCTAAAGAGACAAGCATCTATAATAGAATGGAAATACTTAAAGAGGATCAGAAAGCTGCTCACGAGAAGCTTGATCTAAAGATGGATAACCTTACTACGCATATGACTCAATTGAGTACTAACATTGCAGAGTTAACAGGATATATAAAAGCTAAGAGAGAAGAAGACGGCAAACGAGCTTAACTCTTAAGTATTAGATGCCCGCTTAGCATACCGTAAGATCTGCTAGCGGGTCTTTTTTTGTGTAAACATTTGGAGTTTAAACTTTTTATTATATATTTGTTTAAACCTAAATAAGTTACGTAATGGAAAACCAACAAAAAGAGATGTCCCCTAAGGAGATGGCTGAGAGAAAATCTAAGCTTACTCAGTTCTATAAGGACCAGATAGAGTTCCTCAAGACACAACTAGCATATGAAACACTTCTTGCAGATATAGAAGATGCAAGAGCACGTGCTACATTTGCTCAAGTTAAAGTTGCTCAGATGTTAGCTGGACCATCTAAAGAAGCACCAGAACCCTCTAACACAGAAGAATAATGGCTATAGTAAATCAGGTACGTAAAAACGTTAAGATGGATCTATGGAGCATAGTTAAGTTTCAACTTGCTGTGCATTCTCATCTTAAGACAATGAATGTATCGGATTTAGACCTTAACTGTTTGACTTTCTTAGCATTATCTGGAGAGACGGAGCTTACTGAATTCTGTGAAAACGCTACTAAGAACAAGATCTTTAGTAGTGCCCAATCAGTAAGGAACGCTGTGACTAAGGCCGAGAAGAAGAATCTTCTTGTGAAGAATGGTAAGAACAAAAAAACTATTGAGCTGAATCCCGATCTAAACATTCAGATAGGCGGTAACATATTATTAGAATATAAAATCTTAAGAGTTGAATCCAAAGAACCTGAAATTACTGCTTGATAGCTTTGCTACTAAGCATGAAGACCCAGCTCTTGTAGAAGAGATAATAAGATTCTATTGGGAATACTTAAGAAAGGCTATGATTAACAAAGAGCACTTTAACATTAATCTTAAAGGGTTTGGTACCTTTTCTATCAATGAGGCTAAGTTAAGCAGGGTGCTAGCTATTAATCATGAGCACCTTAAGACACTTAACCCTAAGGAGTTTAAAGGTTATAGCAAGTATGAGTCTATACTCAATAAGAACAAACAACTTGTTAGAGTAAAAGACATGCTTGTTAAAGAGAAAGATAAACGCATCAAACATAAGCAAAACGTATATGCTACAAAAAATAAAGAAAATCTGGAAGAATAAGTGGCTCATTCTTGAGGGGATGTTTAACTACTATTTCACACGTAAGAAGATTGAGAAGGTGGCAAGTTACAGAAATGATATATGTAGCACGTGTCCTCTTATTGATCTTAAAGGTGATAAGTGTGAGATGCCCGGGACTCAACCTTGTTGTGGTGACTGCGGTTGCTCTCTTAAGTATAAGACTTACAGTATGTCATCAGCATGCCCGCAGGGTAGATGGTTTGCTGTAATGACTGAAGAAGAGGAAGATGATCTAAACGCTAAACTAGAAAACCATGGCGATAGTATTTAAACCAGAAACACATAGTTATACCAGCATTGATCCTAGTGAGAACATCTCATGGGTTAGTGTAACAGGTATTATATCTAAATTTAAAAAACCTTTTGATCCAGATGTTGTAGCTGAGAAATCTATTAAGAACATGTTCAGCAAGTGGTACGGTATGTCTGCTGATGATGTTAAAGAAGCTTGGAAAAATGAATCACAGAAGGCTATGAACTTAGGTACATGGTACCATAATCAAAGAGAAGCTGCCTATACATCTTGTGATACCATAGAAAAAGACGGTTGTATAATACCTATTTTTAAACCTATTGAGATTGATGGGATTAAAAAAGCACCTATTCAGAAGCTTGCTGATGGTATATATCCTGAACATATGACGTATCTTAAGAGTGCCGGCCTATGTGGTCAAGCGGATAGAATAGAAGTAATTAATGGAAAGGTCAATATATATGATTACAAAACTAATAAAGAAATTAAGACTGAGTCTTATGTTAATTGGGAAGGACTTAGTGATAGAATGCTTGCTCCACTCAGTCATCTGGATGATTGTAATCTTAACCATTATGCATTACAGTTAAGTTTTTACATGTATATGGTTCTTAAACATAATCCTAAGTTTAAACCTGGGAAGATGATTGTAGAGCACATACTGTTTGAGGAAGCTGGTAAAGATGCTTATGATAACCGTGTTGTGTTGTATGACGAGTTCGGTGAGCCTGTTGTAAACTCAGTTGTAGAATATGAGGTACCTTACCTTAAGAATGAAGTAATAAGTATAATAAATCTACTGAAAGATGCTAGTTAAGTTATTTGATATACAGAATGGTGTAATGATACCAAGCGAGAGCTGTTATACCTTACCCACACTTAGAAGAATCATGGATGAGTATCCTGATAATTACATAAAAGTATATCAGTACTTATTCTACATGAGTTGTCCGAATCCAGATATTAATCCTTTCTTTCACATTGCAGATGATGATAAAGAAGAATTTGTATTAGCTGAGATAGATGCAGACTTTACTTCTGAAGATGATTTTATCCCGGGGGCTTTAGAATTTTGTAAGAAGCTGTATGAGACACCAACCTCTAGAGCTTACAATGGTATTAAGCAAATGCTTGATAGACTTGGTAAGTATATGGAGGTGACCAATATAACTGATGGTAGAGATGGTAACTTAACAGCTCTTATAAATGCAGCAGCAAAATACCAACAGATTAGAGAAGCCTATAAAGGTGCCTATAAAGATCTTCAAGAAGAACAAGGGGGTCGCGCACGCGGGGGCGCAGGACTTGCTTATGACCAAATGTAATTAATATGCTACAACAATACAATATAGAAATTCCTACATGGGAGAACGGAGAGTGGTCAGTTACCACCTTTGATACCCGTGATGATTTTAAAGATTTTGTATTTAGTATATTTAAAGAACCTGGTCTATACCAATTTGATGAGACTAGTAAAATGTTTAATGAACAAGCTAGACACTTTAATGAGTTTAGCTTTTACTGTAAGGCTCCTCAAGGAACTAAGGATTATGTAGTATTCTGGAATGATCAGAAGAATAAATGCAGAACAGGAGCTATCTATAAAAGTAATGGTAATGCTTGGTATATACCACGTGACTATTATATGTGGTTAAACTTCTTACCTATCTTTAATAAGGAAATTCAGAAGTTTGGTTTTGCTGATGTCAGAGATGCTCAGTATCACCTAGCTCTATATGAATGCTTAGCAGAGTTGAACTATAGACATGCCGCTATTCTTAAGAAACGTCAGATAGCATCTTCATACTACCACGCTGGTAAGTTAATTAATCAGATATGGTTTGAGGAAGGGGTAACCCTTAAGATGGGAGCTAGTCTTAAAGACTATATCAATGAGAAAGGTACTTGGAAATTCTTAAATGAATATGAAGCTTTCTTGAATCAACACACTGCATGGTATCGTCCAATGAACCCTAATAAGGTTATGATGTGGCAACAGAAGATTGAGACTGTATCAGGTCCACAGAAACGTAAGTCTGAGATAGGTCTTAAAGGTGTAATGCAAGGTATGTCCTTTGAAAAAGATCCTACCAATGGTGTAGGGGGACCGTGTAAATACTTCTTCCATGAAGAGGCTGGTATTGCTCCTAAGATGGATACAACATTTGAGTACATACGTCCTGCTATGAAATCGGGATTTATGACCACAGGTATGTTTATTGCTGCAGGATCTGTGGGTGACTTGTCTCAGTGTGATCCTTTAAAGAAGATGATCACTAGGCCAGATGCTAATGATATATACTCAGTTGAATCTAATCTTATAGATGAGACAGGCGTAATAGGTAGAACAGGTTTGTTTATTCCTGAGCAATGGTCAATGCCACCCTTTATTGATGAGTATGGTAACTCTAAAGTTGCTGAAGCTCTACTAGCATTAGATGAACAATTTGCTGAGTGGAAGAGAGAACTTGCCCCACAAGAATATCAACTCCGTATATCTCAGCATCCTAGAAATATTAAAGAAGCATTTGACTTTAGAACAGTATCTGTATTCCCATCTCACCTAGTAACATCTCAGATACGCAGAATTGAGGATAAGATGTATCCCTATGAATTCTTAGATATTTATAGAAATGATCACGGGTTACCTACAGTAGCAGATACTAATAAGTTACCTATATCAGAGTTTCCAATTACAAAAGATACTGAAGATAAAACTGGTACTCTTGTAGTATATGAACGTCCTGTTAAAGATCCTGAGTTTGGCATGTACTATGCAAGTATTGACCCGGTGGGAGAGGGAAAGACAACTACATCAGAATCCCTATGCTCTATCTATGTGTACAAGACGCCCGTAGAAGTAACTAGAAATGATGGGGAAAAGGTAGAAACCTTTATAGAGAATGATAAGATTGTAGCAGCTTGGTGCGGACGTTTTGATGATATTAATAAGACACACGAGAGACTAGAGCTTATTATAGAATGGTATAATGCATGGACTATTGTTGAGAATAACATTAGCCAGTTTATTAATTATATGATATTTAGAAAGAAACAGAAGTATCTTGTACCCAGATCTCAAATCTTATTCTTAAAAGACCTTGGCGCCAATGCCAATGTGTTCCAAGAATACGGTTGGAGAAATACAGGTACTCTATTTAAAAGTCATATGGTAAGTTATGCTATTGACTTCCTTAAAGAAGAGTTACACCAGGAAACAACGGATGATGGTAAAGTGGTTAAGACAGTATACGGTATAGAACGTATTCCGGACATAATGTTGCTTAAAGAAATGATGGCATATAGAGATGGAGTCAACGTGGATAGACTTGTAGCATTTGCAGCACTAATTGCTTTTTCTAAAGTTCAACAGGCAAATAGAGGTTATAAAAAGCGCTATGAGGAAACTGGAACTGGAAAAAGCTTGGATAACAACAAGAATTTCAGTAAATTGAATATGAGCCCTTTCCGTCATATGGGCGGAGGAGGCCATAAGTTTGATGGTATGAAAATGCCACGTACAGCATTTAAAAATTTAAGATAGTATGCAGGTATATAATGCAATGCAGTTAAAGAATGGGGCTAAGGCTGAGACTAACCGTATGGGTACACTCAACCAGCCTATTCAGTTTTTACCAAAATCTAAGAAGGACCAGGAATGGGCTGCTTGGAATATGGACTGGTTAGAGTGGGAAGGTCTGAAGCATGTGCGTAGAAATGCCCGCAGGTTTATGAAGAACTACAAACTAGCCAAAGGTATTATTGATAGAACTGACTACATTGTAGAAGAAGACAATGAGAATGCTGATCTTATTGATACCCTTACAAAAGAAGATGCTTCTGCGTTAGAGCTTAAGTTCTATCCTATTATACCTAATGTTGTAAATACATTAGTATCAGAATTTGCTAAAAGAAATACCCGCGTAACTTATACTGCTGTTGATGAGTACTCATATAATGAGATGCTTGAACAGAAACGTTCTAAGGTAGAAGAAGTTCTTTTATTTGAAGCTCAGCAGAAGATGACTATGAAACTTGCAGAGATGGATCAAGATCCTGAGTCTGAGGAGTATCAACAAGCTATGCAGCCTGAAAGTTTAAAGTCATTACCTGAGATACAGGAGTTCTTTAACAAGGACTATAGAAGTATGGTTGAGCAATGGTCTGAGCATCAGCATCGTGTGGATGTAGAAAGATTCAGAATGGATGAGTTAGAAGAGCGTGGTTTCCGTGACATGCTTATTACAGATAGAGAGTTCTGGCACTTCCGCATGTTGGAAGATGATTATGATGTAGAGTTATGGAATCCAGTTCTTACATTTTACCATAAGTCACCAGCATCACGTTATATATCTCAAGGTCAATGGGTTGGTAAGTTTGATATGATGACTGTAGCAGATGTCATTGACCGTTATGGGTGGTGTATGACTGAAGATCAGATGAAAGCATTAGAGCTTATCTATCCTGTAAGATCTGCTGGTTACCCTATTCAAGGTTATCAGAATGATGGATCTTACTATGATGCTACTAAGTCTCATGACTGGAATACAAAGATGCCATCATTAGGTTACCGTCAGTTTACATCTATGTGGGATAATGCTCATTATGGTGGAGACATTGTTAACTGGATCATGATGAACGATGAAGACTATCTAGATATGGGTATGAGTAACATGTTACGTGTTACTACTGTATATTGGAAGTCACAACGTAGAGTTGGACACCTGACTAAGATATCTGATAATGGTAACGTTACCCAAGATATTATTGATGAGAATTATAAGGTTACGGATAAACCTGTATACAATGCTAATATCATTAAGAACAAGAGTAAAGATAACTTAGTATTTGGTGAGCACATAGATTGGATTTGGATTAATGAAGTATGGGGTGGTGTTAAGATTGGACCTAACCGTCCTACATTCTGGGGAAGTAATAACCCAGGTGGTATCAACCCTATCTATCTTGGTATTAATGAAAATAACATTAAGCCCCTTAAGTTTCAATTTAAAGGAGATGATTCTTTATATGGATGTAAGTTACCTGTAGAAGGTTCTGTATTCTCTGACCGTAATACAAGATCTACATCGTTGATTGACTTGATGAAACCATTTCAGATTGGATACAATATTGTAAACAATCAGATTGCGGACATCCTTGTAGATGAATTAGGAACTGTTATCTTACTGGATCAGAACGCTTTACCAAGACACTCGCTAGGAGAAGATTGGGGAAAGAACAACCTTGCCAAGGCTTACGTGGCTATGAAGAATTTCCAGATGTTACCATTGGATACTTCTATTACTAATACAGAAAATGCATTAGCGTTCCAGCACTATCAGAAACTTGACCTTGAGCAAACTAACCGTTTGATGTCCCGTATTCAATTAGCTCAGTATTTCAAGCAACAAGCTTTTGAGACAATTGGTATTACTCCACAACGTTTAGGCCAACAGATTGGACAACAGACTGCTACAGGAGTTGAACAATCGGTTAATGCAAGTTATGCTCAAACAGAAACATACTTTATACAACACTGTGATTACTTGATGCCTCGCGTGCATCAGATGCGTACAGACCTAGCTCAACACTATCAGTCTACTAAACCGTCTGCAAGATTACAGTACATTACATCTATGGATGAACGTAAGAACTTTGAGATCAATGGTACCGATTTATTACTAAGAGATCTTAATATATTCTGTACTACTAAAGCTAATCATAGAGCTATGCTTGAGCAACTTAAGCAAATGGCTATCCAGAACAATACAACTGGTGCTAGCATCTATGACCTTGGTAATGTACTTAAGTCTGAGTCTATTGCTGAAGTATCTCATATTCTTAAGGCTGCTGAGAAGAAGCAACAAGCTGAGAAACAGCAACAAATGCAATCTCAACAACAAATGCAAGATCAAATGCTTCAAGCTAAAGCTGAAGAAGCTAAGCTTAAGATGCAGTTTGAAGCTGAAGAGAATGCTAAAGACCGTGAGGCTGATATTCTTCAAGCTCAAATTAAGTCTGCTGGCTATGGAGCTATGCAAGATGTTAACAAGAATGAAGAAAGTGACTACGTAGATTATATGAATAATCTAGAAAAAACAGAACAGTATCAAGAGACCATGAACTTTGATCGTCAAAAAGAAAGCACAAAGCAAATGGAGCATCGTGATAAAATGAATATTGAACAACAAAAGATACAAGCGCAACAACAAATTGCACAGACTCAGCTTCAAATTGCTCGTGAAAACAAGAACAAATTTGACAAAGGAGCTGATGATAAAAAGAAGAAGAAGTAAACTTTAGTTATAGTATAGCGATTAAAAAAAAGATTGCCTCAATTTCTAAAGTTTAAACCACTACTTTTACGTATATTATTATTGTAGACTAAAAAACCAACAAACCAATGGCTACTGAAGAAACAAAAACGCCAATAGAAACAACATCTATTGAACAAGTAGAAATGAACCTAGATGAACTTCTAGGTACACCGGGTGCAGAAAACGTTATGCTCCCAGAGGCTGATAAAAAACCGAGTATATTTACTCAAGTTAAAACAGACCTTTCCTTTATTGACAATGACACAGATGAAGAGGACACTGAGTCAGATGATAAAAAACCTAAGGATAATCCTGCGGATGTTATTAAGGAACTTGATGAAGATTTCTTAGGAGCACCTGCGGATACTGAAGATGAACCAAAGAAGTCAACAGCAGGGAGACCTAAACTTGACAAGAGCGGTGTTAGTGAACTTTTCAATAAGTTAATTGAAAAGGGACAGATTGTACCATTTGATGATGAAAAATCATTAGATGACTATACAATCAAGGATTTTGAAGAACTTATGGAAGCCAATATGGTGGAAAGAGAAAACAAGATCCGTGAGACTACACCAGTTGAATTCTTTGATTCTTTACCAGAAGAACTACAAGTTGCTGCAAAATATGTAGCGGATGGTGGTGAAGATCTAAAAGGTTTATTCCGTATTCTTTCTGAAGTAGAAGAATCACGTCAGTTAAATCCAAATGACGCTAAAGACCAGGAGCATATCATTAGAGACTATCTAAGAGCTACTAACTTTGGTAATGAGGAGGAGATTGATGAGGAGATCTATGAATGGAAAGACAGAGGTGAACTGCAGAACAAAGCTTTAAAGTTCAAACCAAAGTTGGATAAGATGCAAGAGCGAGTAGTTGCTCAGAAGCTTACTCAACAGGAGAACATGCGTAAGCAACAACAGAATGCAGCTCAAGCGTATATGCAGAATGTATATAACACTCTGAACGCAGGTGAGGTAAACGGTATTAAGTTAGACAAGAAGGTACAAGGTTTATTGTATACAGGTCTTGTTCAACCTAACTACCCATCAATCTCTGGTAAACAAACTAATATGCTAGGACACCTCCTAGAGAAGTATCAGTATGTTGAACCAAGACATGACCTGATTGCTGAAACACTTTGGTTATTAGCGGATCCAGAAGGATATAAAGCTAAGATTAGAGAGCAAGGTAAAACTGCACAAGTGGAGAAGACGGTACGTCAACTTAAGACTGAACAAGCTAAGATGGCAAGCAGTACTCCAGTAATTGAAAAAGAAGAAACAACACAAAGAAAGATTTCTCGAGGGGGAAACTTCTTTAAACGATAAATTAACTTAACCCTTAAATAAATAAAAAAACATGGCAACTCCAGTTTTAAACAATGGTATATTTCTACGAGATACCAACTACGCAGCTAGTTCACACGTAGATTCTTACCACTTGGTTAACATGCTCAAGAATGCTGAACCTATGGATTTAGGACCAGTAGACCTTTGGGCAATGGCGCAAAAGGTAGAAATGCCTTTGTACCAAATGTCTAGCTTTGGTGGAAAGAACGTAATTAATGTTGACAATGCTCGCGGAGAGTACAAATGGCAAACGCCAATTGTAATGGACCTTCCTTACATTGTTGATGACATCCTAACAGATGGCGATACTCTTGGTCGTGATGGTCAAACATTCCAGATCAAAATGTCTCGTAGAGAATTTGGACATGGTGATATCATCACTTATGACAAGTACAACGGTGCTGAGATGTACATTGTACCAAGCGAAGACATTATCCCTTTGGGAGATGGTTTCTTGTATACCGTACAATTGGTAAACAATGACTCTACTTTTGGTCTTGACACCAGCATCTTAGCTCCTGGAACTAAGATCTTCCGTAAAGGTTCTGCTCGTGGTGAGTACGGAGAGCGTTTCTCTGACATCGTGACAGCTACTGGTTTCCGTGAATTCTACAACTTCGTAGGAGGAGCAGAAGCACACGTACACTATTCTATTTCTTCTCGCGCTGATCTTATGATCAAAGGTGGAATGAATGCAGATGGTACTGTACCTGTAGTAGAGATCTGGCGTAACTTTGACAAAAATTCTGATCCATCTGTATCTAGTCTTGAGACTATGGTATCACGTATGGGTAAGGACTATGTTAAGCGTGCTGTAGACAATGGTTCATTATCTCGTACATTCTTAACTGCAATGGAAGCAGCTCACTTGAGTAAAGTAGCTACTGACATTGAGACCTACTTAATGTGGGGACAAGGTGGACGTGTACGTCAAGACGGTCCGGATGATATTCGTTTATCAGTGGGTCTTTGGAAGCAATTGGATAACTCATTCAAGCGCATCTATAACAAGGCTAACTTTAACTTGGATTTGTTCCGTTCAGAGATTTATAACTTCTACGCTGGTAAGGTTGACTTCCAAGGACCAGATCCTAAGCGTCAGTTAGTTGTTCAAACTGGTATGGGTGGTATGCGCATGGTTAATGCTGCAATCGCACGTGAGGCAATGGCTTCTGGATTGTTGATCCAAGCTGCTGACATCGGAGCAATCACTGGTAAAGGTATGGACTTGAACTTTGGATTTGCTTACACTTCTTATGTTATTCCATTCTTGGCTAACGTTAAGTTTGTGTTGAACCCAGCGTTTGATAACTTACATACTAATGACATTGAAAACCCAATCATTGATGGTTTCCCATTGTCTTCTTACTCATTCATTATCTTTGATATCACAGACAATACTAATGACAACATCTTCTTGTTGAAATTATCTTGGGATAATCAATTGAAGTGGTGGTACCAGAACGGAACTATGGATTACATGGGACGTAGCCAAGGCTTTGCGTCTTCTGGACAATTCAATGGATACCGTGTATACATGACACAAAACATGCCTGCGATCTGGGTTAAAGACCCAACCAAAGTTTTGAAGATTGTTATGCGTAACCCAGTTACTGGTGGATCATTCTAATCATAAATAATCTGTAAACAGGGGGAGGGTCAAATCTCCCCCTTTTTACTACCTTTACAAAAACCAATAAAAACAAAAACCAACTATTATGAGTTTTACACTTGTAGAAACTAAACACAGCCCTAGACGTACGTCAGTAGCTGTAAAACCTTACTTTGACGGAAACTTAGCAAACATGGGTCTTGAGAAATACGGACTATCATTGTTTGAAGGAGTAACCCATTATGAACAACTGGCATGTCTTGAGAACAACGGTATCAAGCGTTATGTTACAGGTCTTAATGAATTTGCTCCAGATGTAAGAAACATTCCAGATGTTGAACTACGTGAAGCAAAGGTTAAAGAAATTAGAACTACTGTTGCAGAATTAGAAAAGATTCTAGCTGCTAACATATTAGACATAGAAGATAAAGACTTCTGGAATAAAGTGCAGTTGTTACGCCCAGATAATGATGAGTTCTGGGGAAAGATTGACATGAAATGCGGTAATGATCCTATCTTTTTAGATTCAACAGATCCATATGATTTGATCAAGCTTTACGCTATTAATGCTGGAGGATTCAGTATTATTGCTAAGAGCTATGAAGATGCACGTTCACGTCACAAATCGCCTAAGTTCTTTTTAGATAAGTTTGAAGATACAGTATCTAGTAAGACTGAAAGCAAGAAACTTCGTAACAAGGCATTGTCTGAGTTGCAGAAGTTGTTTGATAAAAATACAAATAAGCTTCTTTTTGTAGCTAAAGTTGTAGACATCGCAGGTATACAGTATAAGAAATCTACATCTAATGATGTTGTTTATGATAACATGGACGGCTTTATTAATGGAGATGGTACAGAGAAGAATTCTAACCGTGCAGCTCAAATGTTTTTGGATACTGCAGGATTAGATATGGAGACGTTGAAGTTACGTGCTATGGTTAAAGATGCTACATACTATAAGATCATTATTACAAAGGCTGATGGATTCATCTACCACAAAGATAACTCAGCGTTATTAGGTAGAAGTCAGGTGGATGTAGTAGAGTATCTTAAGAATCCATTGAATGATGAGCTTCTTCAAGATATTACAAAAAAAGTAGAAAAGTATTGGAATTCTTAAGTAACTTAGTATAAACTATATATATTTAAAACAATGCCTCCAAAGAATCCAGTCAGAGCTGCTAGACAAGCAGGTAGACAACAAGTACGAGCTGCAAAAGATACTCGTAGAGAAAATGTACAAGCTGTTAGAACAGCTACCAAGGTAGCTAAGATACAAACTAGAACAGCTAATAAAGTTGCTAGAATTAGTGGTACATCTGCTAAGACTACCGGTATACAACCTCAGCAAGCAACTAAGTCAACACCTTCAAGCTCTTCTAAGATAACACCAAAGCAAGCACCTAAGTCTGGATTAACTGGTAAGGACTTGCTTACCTATGGTGTTAAGCCTAAAGCTCCTGTAGCTAAAGGACCATCTTATGCTCCATTTAAAACTCCAGCTGATCAAAAGAAATCTCAGCAAATGACTGCAGATGCTAAGAGACGTGCTGCTGAAGCTGCTACTAGAAAGATGGCACCTGCCCCTAAAGAGGCTCCTAAAAAAACAGCTCCTAAGAAGGAAAAAACCACCACTAAGAAAAATGATGGCTATGGTTATGTATCAGACATGTTCTTAGGTCCAGGAGAAACTCGTGAAAACACTTTGCCATATACTTTTACAAATAAGGCTAAAACAGGTAAGAGAAATGGTGGACAAATTAAACGTAAATAATAAAATATAATACAATGCCTCCAAAAAATCCAGTAAGAGCAGCTCGTCAGGAAGGTAGACAAGCTGTGCGTTCTGCAAGAACTGCAAACCGTGAAGATAAACGTACTGCTAGGACTACTGCTAAAGTAGATAAGATAGTAAAAAGAACAGCTACTAAAGTTAACAAGATTAACGACAAAGTTGTAACAAGAGCTAATAAAGAGCCCATGATAAAGATGGAGCCTAAGGGAATGACTAAGATTGAACCAAAAGGTGGATCTACAGGACTAGTGCCTGCACCTCAACTTACTGGTCCTAAACCTAGTACTCCACGTTCAGTAACTCCAGCAAAAACCTCTGTTAAAAAAACAGCTCCTGTTAAAAAATCTACTCCTAAATCTACTACTCCTAAAGCCAAGACACCCGCTCCTAAAACAGGACCTAAGTTGACGGCAGCAGGTGAAGCTGCTGTTGCAAAAGCAAATAGGGATCGCAAAATGGCTGCTATTAGAGAAACTGTGAATAGCCTAAAAACTATTCAAGATAAAGCTTTTGCAGAAGCTATGGCAAAAAGTTATAAAGCTTTTGAACCTAAATCTCCAGGTTATGGTCAGCGTAAAAGAGGGGGAGCTGTTAAAAAGTATAGCCATGGTGGTGGTATGAAAGGTAAAAAATGTTAAACATAAAAACAAAATATCATGAAAGCTTCAGGAAAAGGGATTGGTGGAAAATCTAACCCAAACAACAAATCAGTATTTAACTACACACCTGTATCATTAGGTAAATCATCAGGCGGTGTTAACCCACCACTTAAGGCTACTAAGGTATCTGCCGGTAAATCTTCTGGTGGCGTGAACAAACCAGTACCTATGCCTAAGAGATCAGGTGCTACTCAAATGCGTAGAGGATACTAAGATGAATACTATACTAGATAAAAAAGAAGCTAGTAAACTAATTGGTGCTTCAAAGTCCCCTGCCTATAAACAAGGCGGGGCTTTGACATCTATTTACCCTACTAAAAAAGATGGCTGCGGCTGCAAAAAGTAAACCTATGATTAAACGCAAGGATGGTAGTACATCTCAAAGAGGTCTTTGGGACAACATCCGTGCTAATAAAGGGTCAGGTAAGAAGCCTACTGCTGAGATGCTTAAGCAAGAGAAAAAGATTAAGTCTATGAAAGAGGGAGGAAGTACTCCCGCATGGACTAGAAAAGCAGGTAAGGATCCTAAGGGAGGTCTTAACGCTAAAGGAGTTGCATCTTATAGAGCTGCTAATCCTGGTTCTAAGTTACAGACAGCTGTGACTACTAAACCATCTAAGTTAAAAGCTGGTAGCAAGGATGCTAATAGAAGAAAGAGCTTTTGTGCTAGAATGTCTGGTATGCCCGGACCTATGAAAGATGAGAAAGGTAAACCTACAAGAAAAGCCTTATCACTTAGAAAATGGAATTGCTAACTATTAAAATATATATGTATCATGAGAAATTCAACTAAAATGGGGGGTGCTATTAAAAAGAAATACCAGGTTGGTGGTAAAGTTAATAATGGTAGAAAAGGATTGGATCCTAAAATGAGTATTGATACTTTTAAAAAAGGTACGGGTACAGGTAAAGATATGAGGATGAGTCCTTCTAAAATTCAAGTGGGTACAACTAAACCGATGACACCTGCAGAGAAAGCAAAAAGAATGGAAGACTTCATGAAGCTGTCACCTAAGAAAAAAATGGGCGGTGCTAAGAAATATCAAACAGGTGGTGCTATTATAGCATCTCCTATTGATGGACCAAGACGTAAAGTAGCTGGTTCTAATATGGCTAAAGGTGGTTCACTTAAAATGGTTAACCCTGGTGCTAATCCTGGTTTAGCTAAACTACCTACACCTGTAAGAAACAAGATGGGCTACATGAAGAAAGGTGGGGCAAAATACCAAGCAGGTGGTAAAGTTACAGACTCACGAACTAAAAA